TATAAAAAAACTAGTCCTTGGTACATAACCAAACAAAATACACTTTACTTGGAATTATTGACTCTAAGAACAATTCCAACTTCTGATGATGATTTTAAATATGTCATTGAAAATCAATATAGACATCGTCCGGATCTATTGGCATTTGACCTTTATCAAGATGCAAAATTATGGTGGGTATTTGCACAACGAAATAGATCAATACTCAAAGATCCTATTTACGATTTTTCTCCTGGTACTACAATTTTCTGTCCAGCTAAAGCTAATATTAATGCTACCCTATCAACCACTGCTGGAAGTTAAGCATGGCACTACCTAATATCTTAGAACAATTTTCCACATATAATTGTTTGTTTACTTTTTCCTGCGCTAGTCCAGCCCAATTAAATTCTCAATCTTATCGAAGTGGACCATTGCCAAATGTTATTGTATCGAGTGCAGGCGGAGACGGCGGCGCAAGAGTACAAACAGCCTATGGTGCTCCTGAATATTTTATTGACAATCTTTCAGTATCGTCGGTAGTGGCACCTACTAATGGCACAGGGTCCGGTCCTTGGTCAAAAATTGAATTTGAAATATTTGAGCCTTATAGTATGGGACTATTTCTTCAGAGCTGTCAGGCAGCAGCTTTAAATTCTGGATACAAGAGTTATCTTGATAATGCTGCCTATGTTTTGAGACTGGAATTTGTAGGTTGGACAGGCCCCGGAGAGAGTATGACCGTAGGCCCGTTTAATTGGTTGGTAAAACTAATGAATGCAAATTTTACAGTCAACGAAGCTGGCAGTACTTACAAGGTAGAATGCTTCCCCTATAATCATGTGGCACTATCTCAGCAGATGAATAAAATTTTTAACGATGTAAAACTTGTAGGCAAAAATAGCAACGAAGTTCTTGTGGATCATCCTGAATTTAGTTTGGTATCTTTTTTAAACAAGAGAGAAGATCAACTAAAAAAAGATAATAAAAAAACCTATGTGGACAAATACAGTATTGAATTTGTAGGAGACAATCCCTATGGCCGCGGCCCCGGCAATGATCTAGAATTTACTCCAGAAAGCCAAGGCGGAACTGAAAAACCTAAACGTGCTGGAGACATCTACGACGAAGCCAGCGGAAAAATTATTAGAGGAAAAATGTCTATTAATCCCAAGGAAAAGTCTTTGCAATTTAGTCAAGATACTAGTATTACTAACATCATTGATCAAGTAATTCTTAGCACTAAAGAAGCTAGAGACCGAGCAACTAAAGAAGACTTAATTGATAGTCAGGGTAGGGTAACTTGGTGGAAAACTGATGTTGATGTAAAATTATTAGAATTTGATCCTAAACTTAAAGACTTTGCCAAAGATGTAACTTACAGAGTACAGCCTTTTAAAATACATCACAGTGCTTATCTATCGCCAGAAGGTACAAGTAAAGGAGTAGGCGCTTGCAAGAGTGCTGCTCAAAAAGAATACAACTACATCTACACAGGCCTGAACACAGACATTATAAAATTCAATATTGAAATTAAAAATATGATGTTTACAGCTATTGATCCTAACAAAGTTGAAGACTCGGGCGGCGTCGCCAATAATTCTACAAACACTTCTGTGCCTAGTGCTACAATGACTAGTAAACAGGCCGACGGAGCTACAGGTCCGTCAGTAGGCGGCAATGCCGCTTCTGGCAAATTAGATATGGCCACAGGTAATATACCGTTCAAAGGCGGTTCAGGACAAACCAGTACCGAACAAAAAATTGCCAATGAATTTTATATGGCCTATCTCAATAGTGTAGGAAATCAAATAAATCTAGATTTAGAAATTTTAGGTGATCCGTTTTTCCTTCCTGAACTTGGTTATAGTAATTTTCACGGTGAAGGTGACGAGCAAGTATCCGGAAACGGAACCATGAATCACGAAGCTACTGATATCTGGTGTGTGGTAAACTTTAGAACTCCTGCAGATCCAGATGCTGGAGGAGCAGCTGCTGCTGCTCCCGGCCTCTATTATTTTCCCGAAGGAGAAAGTCCTAATCCGTTTAGTGGATTGTTTAAAGTTACAAAAGTAGAATCTAGATTTAAAAGTAATTTATTCACTCAGTCTCTAGGAGGCTTTAGAATTCCCGCTCAAGATCAAAGTGGCAGTGGCGACGTGTTCCCAACAAAGACAGATAAACCAGAACCAGATACTGGCACATATCTAAACAACCCAGGCGAATAATATGATTGAAAAAAGAGAAGACCAACGAGAAAATTCACAAGGTAGTCTCACCGGCGCACCTTATCTGGCTAAAATTATAGGCCATGCAGATCTATTGTTTCAAGGCGGTCTTGAAGTTGTGCTTATTAGGGATTCTGGAAACCAAGTAGGCAATGAAAGTCAAACATATTTTGTAAAATATGCCAGCCCGTTTTATGGATGTACACCTTTTGAGTTTACTGGACAAAATGTCACAGCAGATGATTCCCAGATGAGTTATGGATTCTGGGGTGTTCCTCCTGACACCGGTATAACTGGCATTGTGATTTTTATAGACGGAAAACCAGATCAGGGATATTGGGTGGCAAACGTCCAAGATAAATTTCAAAATCACATGGTACCTGCCATTGGCGGAACCACAGTATACAAAACAGACGAAGACTACAAGCAGGAGGAACATCCGCTGCCTGTAGTTGAACATAATAGAAAAGCCAATGAAGGCGACAAGAATTTAGAAATTGATAAAATACCTAGAGCTGTACATCCTATTGCTAGACGATTTAAAATTCAGGGACTGACTAGAGATGAAGTAAGAGGCACCAGTACTTCTACGTCAAGACGAGATGTGCCAAACATGGTGTTCGGAATGAGTAGTCCTGGCCCTGTAGATAGAAACGGCAAGAAAAAGTTTTTGGGAAATAGAGAAAGTCCAACGCCAACACCAGTTCCGGTTCAAAGACTGGGAGGCACACATTTTGTCATGGATGACGGAGATGACAGGTACTATAGAGAAACCAAGCCCACTGATGGAGCTCCTACCTATGTAAAAAATCCCGAAGGCCTAAAAGATATTCCCTACAACGAACATTTTAGAATTAGGACCAGAACAGGACATCAATTGTTATTTCATAATTCTGAAGATTTAATTTATATTGGAAATAGCAGGGGAACAGCTTGGATTGAATTTACCAGTGACGGTAAAATTGATATCTATGCCGAGGACAGTATCAATATCAGAACCAAACAAGATTTTAATTTTGTTGCTGATAGAGATTTCAATCTAGAAGTTGGTCGTAATTTCAATTTAAAAGTAGCCGGAGAAATGCATACTTCTGTAGGCAAGGATCAAGTATTGATAGTTGATAGAGACCAAAAGATTCACATCAAACGCAGAAAAGATGAAACTATTGACGAGCAATATCGTCAGACAGTAAACGATGATGTTAAGAAATATTATGCAAAAGATTATACTCATAATGTTGATGGTAGAATGGATTTTAAAGTAGCCAACGGTTTTAGTTTTAGCGGCGGCAACGGAGCCTCTGGTGCCGAGTTTAGTCCATTAGATGCGACTAGTCAAGACCCTACAGATCCAGTGAGCAACGATACAGAAGCATCGAGTCCGGTAGCAGATGTTAATGGAGCAACACCTGATAGAATTGATATTAAGATTTATAAAGATATGCGTATTGAACACATTGGTGTTAATGTTGATCATACTATTAACGGATACCTAAAAACTAAAATTACAGGAGCAGTTGATATTAATACAAATTCAACTTGGACACAAACAGTATCTGGCAATATAGATATAAAATCTGGAGCCCACATTTTTAATACTTCTGCTGGAAGTAATGAAACTAACGCAGGCGGCAACATAGTTGAAACAGCCCCACAGATACATATGAACGGTCCAACAGCAGGCTCTGCTCCGACTGCACAAATTGCAGTCTTACCTGAAGAGGCGAGAACATCTGCAAAAGCATCTATTCCATTACAGTTAAAAACACACAGTCTTCCTGATCTCCCAGCACCTAACGAAGATGATGTAGACAAATCAGTTATAGTAAGAAGAATGCCCACAGCTGAGCCATATCCCTTCCACGAAAATCTAGACGCTACAAAAGTCAAACCGGATCTAACAGATCGAGATGTTGATGGTAGATACAAGGATGAAAGTACCAGTATGCGAACACCACCCGGTGATTGGCGCAAATACAAAAAACCAAGCGATACTCCTTTCTAAGGAAATAAATTATGGCAAAAATATACACCAACAAAGTCATTGCAAAAAACAAAGCCAGTATAGGAAATGCAAATTCTGGTAACTTTCGATACAGGGGATTTAGTTCTAAAGAATTCAAACGAAACTACAAGTTATATGATGCAGAATTAATCAAACAAGATCTCATCAATCATTTCTATATTAGAAAGGGTGAAAAACTAGAAAACCCTAAATTTGGAACAATTATCTGGGATACGTTATTTGAAAATTTTACCCCAGAAATAAAAGCAGCAATTGCCAAAGATGTTGAAGAAATTATTAATTTTGATAAACGTGTGAAAGTAAACTCTGTGTCTATAGATAGCACACAACAGGGTATACGTATAGAAGCAGAAATAGTGATACTACCATTTGATATCACTGATACACTGCGTTTGAATTTTGATAGAGATAACTCGATAACATAAAATGCGCATTTTATTTTTACAATAAATATCAGTATAGGGAAAGAAAATGACAACTACGTCTCGACAGAATAATTTAATTTTAAACCAGGACTGGAAAAGAATTTATCAGACCTTTAAAAATGCTGACTTTAAAAGCTATGATTTTGAAAATCTGCGTAGAGTTATTATTACCTATCTTCGTGAAAATTACCCAGAAGATTTCAACGATTACATCGAAAGTTCGGAATACCTAGCACTGATAGATGCAGTAGCATTTTTAGGTCAGAGTCTAGCCTTCCGTACTGATCTAGCCAGCAGAGAAAACTTTTTAGAACTAGCCGAAACCAAAGAATCTGTGTTGAGACTATCACGCCTGATTTCTTACAACAGTAGAAGAAATATTCCTGCACAGGGATTAATTAAATTTGACACAGTGTCTACAACAGAAGGTGTATTAGACAGCAATAACAAAAATCTTGCCAGCCAAACAATTATCTGGAATGATCCTACTAATTCAAATTGGCTAGAGCAATTTATTCTAGTTATGAATTCTGCAATGGCAGACAATACTGAGTTTGGCAGAAGCCAAGGCACAGATACAATTCAAGGCATCGATTCACAACAGTATAGATTTAGATCTAATTTTACAGATGTGCCAATTTTTAACTTTGAAAAAATAGTAGCCAGTAGAAAGATGCCGTTTGAACTAGTAAGCACTAGTTTTATCGGCGCAGAAGATTATTATGAAGAACCTCCTATTCCCGGCAGTCAATTAGGATTTGTATATAGACAAGATGGCAAAGGCAGCGCCAGTGCTAATACTGGATTCTTTATGTTATTGAAACAAGGCAGTCTAGAATTAACTGATTTCAGTGTTGATGTTCCTACCACCAATGAAATAGTTTCTGTTGATGTTACCGGAATTAATGATGCAGATGTTTGGTTGTTTTCTACAAATTCAGACGGAACACAAGGAACTGAATGGACCAAAGTCAGCAGTATTACAGGCAGTAACATTGCCTACAACAGTATTAATTCAAACATAAGAAATATCTATAGTGTGATTACCAAAGAAGATGATAAAATTGATTTGGTATTTGCAGACGGTACATATGGCAACTTGCCCCAAGGTGCTTTCAAAGCGTATTATAGAGTCAGCAACGGTCTAAACTATACAGTTAGTCCCGCTGAAATGCGAGCAATTAATATATCTGTGCCTTATATAAACAAAGCAGGAGTAAGGCACGAGCTATTAATTAGTTGTAGTTTGAAATATACCATTAGCACTGCAACAGCTTCAGAAGACATTGATAGTATCAAAGCTCGTGCGCCTGCAATTTATTACACACAGAATCGCATGATCACCGGAGAGGATTATAATCTGGCTCCGTTGTCTAGCAGTCAAGATATTTTAAAAGTTAAAGCCATTAATCGAACCAGTAGCGGTATCAGTAGAAATTTTGATGTAATTGATGCTAGCGGAAAATACTCAAGTGTAAATGTTTTTGCCGATGACGGTGTGATATATAAAGAACAAACAGAAAGAACAGAATCTTTCAAGTATACCAACAGAATTGATATTATAAATTATATTAGAAACAACATAGAACCCTTGCTAACCAACACAGATGTTTATAATTTTTATCTAACAAATTTTACAAAAATACAATTTACAGATTCAAATACACTTTGGACACAGATCACTAACGATGTAAATTCGTCCACTGGCTATTTTGTCAACAATATAGATCAGTCATTGTTTAAAGTTGGAACATATACCACAAACTCTTTGAAATATGTGTTTGCAGGAGCACTGATTAAATTTGAACCCCCAGCCGGTAAGGCTTTTAAAAAGGGTGCAATTGTTAATATCAGTGCAACGGATGTAGAACAGACAGATAGAATTTGGGTCAAAGTTGTTAAAATCACAGGTGATGGCACCAATGCTGGCCGTGGCGCACTTGCCAATGGACTTGGTCCTATAGTGTTTAATGATGTTGTGCCTACAGGAGCAATTGCAACACGGATTGTTCCTAGATTTATCAACAACTTGCCAACTGCTTTAGAAAATGAAATAACCAATCTCATCAGTTTGAATGTAAATATGAGTCTATAGAAAGTTCTTGGAAAATTATTACATCTGCAAACATTGATCTATTAAATGATTTCAGTCTAGGTCGAGCCGGAGATACCACTAACAGTAATCTAGACACAGCATGGATTATAGCGTTTGTTAGGCAAGCAGACAGTTATAATGTAAGAATTAGAGGACTAGATTATATTTTTAGAAGTCTAGAACAGAACAGGTTTTATTTTGATGTAAATCAAAAAACCTTTGATAGAAAAACCGGTAAAACAGTCAAAGACAAAATTAATATTCTTGGTATAAATCCCGATAACGGTTTGATAACCGCTTTGAAAAATGACAAAACATTTGAAGTCAGTGATGTAATTAAATTTGAAGATGGTTACCAAAGCGCCAATGAAATAAAATTATCATTTGCCGACAGCGATGACGATGGCGTTATTGATAATCCTGATTCATTCGAACAGATAGTTGGTCAAGATCTAGATCTAAAATACTTGTTTTTTTATAAAACAACAGATGCTTCTGGATACACAACGTATTCCTATGTTAATAACATCAATGATACTATTCTAATTAGACAAACTGAAAGCAATATTATTATTTCTGATTACGTCAACGGACAATTAATTTATTTTTATGCCAGTAATGAAAATAGAATAAAGCGTGTTGATCTAAGTACAAACACTTTGAT